GTAGCATCGAGTAATTTTACAAAACCATCGGCGACACGTTTGTAAACGTCCCAACCTACATCTGAAGCGATCTCGACATCGCCGTAAGAAACTCTTTCGACACCAAAGGTGCCAGAGTCACGGTCTACACTCCTCGCTATCGGAGGTGCAATTTCTGGAGTACATGTAAATCCATTTACGTCTCTACTCTTGTATGAACAAGAAGCTGTTGGAGCTATAGCGAAAGCTCTTGCCATATTATTGTGATGAGCTATGTGTGCAGCTCCACCTATGGCTAGTTCTAATTGTTCTACTATATAAAATGCAGTTGGACTACATACTTTTCCTTCTAACGCATCGGCAAAATCTGCATACGTTACTTCATTATTGTTTAAGAAGTTGGCGAGTCCAAGAACCCCCAGTCCAACTTGTCTGTCTGTTTCGCTGGGGAGGTACTCTCCACTAGCTTCAATATTTGTTCTCCCATGGAGATCGCACAAGCTCGACATACCTGAAGCGAAAGCTTTTTGCAAGTCTTCGATTTGACAGGCACCGAGATTGACGTGTTGCAGGAGGCAAGTTCCTCGTGAGGGCAAATATACCTCCAAGCAAACATTACCTCGGATTCGGTTGTTGTTTTTGTCATGTTTTATTTTGTTGAGCCAAATGTCCCCTTTGGCAATTCCTTTAAGAATTGATTCTTTAACTCGGGAGTTACTATTGGTCCATTTTTCTCTATCGACGTTAACACATCGCTTAATCCATTGGAGTTCTTCTCTGGGCGTTTGCACGAACTCAAGAATATCGGCATGATCAATGTCAAGGTGAGCAACAACGGCACCGTTTTTAAAGTGACCACCCCTTCGTAATGTTTCATTTAAACTAGAATAAATTTTTGCAAATGATACTGGTCCACTGGCTACTAAACCTCTACCATTCTCGTGACCTCTAGGTCTGATCTTTGATAAGTGGACTGCTACTCCTGCTCCGTATCTGAGAGCATGAGAGACGAACCTCCAGCTGGCTTCTATACCGTCGGGACCTTCCATTGTGTCCTCGACGACGAATACAGTACATGAAACTGGTAGGCGTGATTCTGGGTTATCCAGCCAAGACTGGACCCGACCAGTACGGGAGATTAGTTCTGTTGTCATATTAAAATACCGAACATAGCATGTGGCTCTTTTGGCCAGCTCTCTACTACATTCATTAGAGAATTACTTAAGATAAAATTTTGTTTTTGTAGTGCTAAGAAGACAGTAATAATATCTTCTTTTCTTACACTATCCTTGCTTAGTTTGTCGGCTATCAGCCTCATCTTTAGATCCTGCTCCGTCGTCAACTTTGTAATCGGAGGAGGGGGACCATAGTTTAGGTTCTTTTCTTTGGAAGTCATAATCGTCAGCGGTTAGTATTCGTGCCAGTCTAGCATTAGTCAGGGCGTCTTCTTCTGTCATACCTTTTTCTTCAAAGGTCTCCACTACGGCTTTCCAAGTGTACCCCTTTTCTGCAAAAATTTTTTCGGCTCTTTTTATGCCGATTGTAGGCACTCCAGCATATCCGTCCGTGTTATCACCTGCCATGGTTTGAAGTAAGTGCCATTTTGCACCTTCTTCTGCAGTTATTGTGAACACATCGTCAAAATTGTACAGCTGACCCGGGATCTGTTTCATATCCTTATCTGGCGAAACGATTATGTTTCCGGGAAATTTTGTGGCGTAAATACCAAGTGCATCGTCTCCTTCTAACAAAGGTTTCTTGATGACCTTATACTCTTTTCCAAGAGCATTGATTATACGTTTGTATCCGCAAGGTTTCTTACGATTACGATGTCCTTTATAAGATGGAAAGATTTGTTTCCTGAAGTTTACACTATCTGAGAAGAACAATATCGTAGTTGAGAAATCACCTAGTTTCTGTTCGATCCTAGTTATTTCACGCTTTGCGGCGTTGTATGCATCAGTAAAATTACTTGTAACGAGTATAACATCATTACCAAAGTCTACTTCACTTTCTGCTGCGGCACATGACTTATATACAATATAGTCTGCGTCAATTAAAATTTTCATACATTAGTGGGTATCCGCCCAAGTCAGTCCATCTTTAGCTTCAGCAGCTATAGAAATCCTCATATTGTAGTACTCACCTGCTTCAGTAGCAGATAGTTCTAATATGGACTTGAGATCTTCGACGTGTTTTGGATTGCACTCAAACTGTAGTTCGTCGTGAATGAATGCAAGTTGATGGCAATCTAAGGACATATCCTCTATATGTCTGTGTGCTCCGACCATCCATCTCTTGGCGATAACCGCTGCTCCTCCCTGTAAGAGGTAGTTGAGAAACTTATGCCCTTTGTCCACGCTGATACGACGACCGTCGATGGCGTTTGCATAACCTCTATCACTACACTTTTTACAAGCCTGTAACAGCTCCGCAAGACCCGGAATGGCATCAACATAAGCTTTACGAATCTCCTTTCCTTTCTTCCTAGCGGATTCTTCGGATAGTAACTGATCATAAGAGTGTCCTAATTTTATATCACCGCAACCGTATAAAAAGGCGTAGGTAACTGTCTTGACTTGACGTCTAGTTATACCTATCTTATCGGCATTGGTTTGGTGTATGTCGCCTGTTGTAAGAATCTCTGCATACCTACCGCCGTCGTATCTGGCTAGATAGTGAGCGAGCATGCGTAGTTCTATACCCGATAAGTCAGCTGCGACCATGCGTTGACCGGGTGTAGCTATAAATAAACGTCTGAATCGTTCATCACTTGGAACTTGTCCAAGATTGGGTGTACGATGATGACATCGAAATGTAGCTGTGTTTGTAGCACAGTAGTGATGGATCCTAGACTTCGTACATAGCTTCTGCCATGCGTTCACGCCTTCGGATATCATCCCTAACTGCTTCGTCAGATCCAGTAGTGTCAGAAATTTGAGAGCTATATCCGTCCCAATCTCTCTGAGTACTGTCTCGTCGATTACTGCTTTGCCTGTAGATGTCAGCAATTCGGGCGTCCAACCACAGTGTATTTGTAAGATCCATGATATATGATCCCGTGATACAGGATTAAACTCCTTTAGTCTTGTAAATGTACATCCTTCAATATATCCTTGTTTGCCATTATTTCGTTTAGGAGTAAATTCCGCTCCTGCGACGTAAGGAAACCTCTTTCGTAGTACTTCAGTAATCGCCTCATACTCAGTTCTGAGAGCAGATTCAAGTTCCCGTGCAGAACTCTCATCAAAAAACCATCCATGAATCTCCTGTTGTGTAAGTATCTGTGCTACCTTGTGTTCTAGTTTGACCCACTCAGGTAACGGTGGAAGTGATTGCATAATTTTTGTGTAACAGCAACGTCTTGGACGCAGTAGTCTTCCATCTCTTGTGACCATGTAGACCAATCAGTATCTTTACCAAAGTTTCCTTTGTATTCTCCTAATCGGTAACCATATGATTCGAGTGAATGTCTACCATATAATTGTAACGGCATATGTTTCCAGTTTCTTCGTTTGTCTATCTCTATCATGTTGGGATGATATAAACGAGATAGAATAAGAGTATCAACAATCTCTCCCTGAGGATTAAACCATGGATACATCTTCTTGATTATAGGTATGTCAAATCCTATAATATTGTGTCCAACAATTCTTGAAGCTTGTTCAATAAACTGAACGCCTCTAACTATTGGTTCTGCAGTGCCTGTATCGTTGTAACTAACAGTGATACCTTCATCTAAATAATGAACTGCAATACAATGAATCTCCGTAGTATTTTTAAGAAGACCGTTTGTTTCTAGGTCTATTATTACGGGTCCAGTCAAATGTTCTGTCTTTGAACTTAGCTTTTCGTTTGTCATCTTTGGTGGGTGGGTTAGGTTTTTGTAGCTCAGAAGTCTGTGCTGGGATTGAAAACGCTGTTCGTAGTTTCATGTTCTGTAAACCTCGATGTAGATAAATCGTATTTTATTTGACCGGCAAATCCAGTCTCTCCTGAATAACGGTTTTTAATAATTCTAATAGTGGTAATATCTTTGTCAGTTTCTGCCTGTTGGTCTCTCTCCAGAGCGATGACTTGATCGCTGAGTTGAGCAATACTATGAGATCCTCGGAGTTGGCTGAGGGAAACTTTTCCTCCCTCTTCGTGCGAAGTCCTATCATTGTTACTTCTCCTTAAATGAGATACTAGAAATAATGTAATGCCAGTACGCTCAACTAAAGACCTGAGTTTCGTCATCGTCTTATCCAGCATTCTACGCTCATCTCCCTCCAATCCACTCAATAATATACTGAGGTGATCGAGGAATACAATACGACATTCCAATCCACAGGCAAGGTATTCGATCCGAGAGTAAATTGTCTCAGGATCATACGAACCAAAACCATCAAACAAGAATAGATTCCAATGTTCCATAGTAAGGCGAAAAGATTCTTCCAGTTCTGATTGTTCATGCTCTCCTAAGTGTAATGATTTACCCAATGCACATGACATCAGACCTAAAGCACTTCGTCTGTTAGATTCCTCTAAAGCTAAGTAACCTACTTTCTCTCCTTTGTCTAAGAAACCTGCTGCGATTTGGCGACAGAAACTTGACTTACCAATACCTGACCCTGATGTTATAGTAATCAGTTCTTGATATCGGACTCCATGTAGCTTTTCGTTAAGTCCTTGGAATGGATACTCGTGATCTGCTGGAGGTGTTGGGGTTGTGACCAGACTTAATAATGATTTACCTTCGACAATACCGTCTGGTCGGTATGGTTTAGCATCCCAAATTGCTTTGCGGATTGCGTCAGAGTCGTTGGCTTGCAAGGCTTCTGAAGGATCTTTGTATGACTCCAGACGAGCTATCTTTGTTTTTCCGGGAGGTAAGACTGTTGCAGCTTCTTCTGCTGCCTTGATACCTGCCTCATCATTATCGAAAAATAATACAATTTCCTCATAACCTTGAAATAATGGTATTTGTTTTTGGATATCTTTCTTAGCACTAGCAGCTCCATGTGGTAGTGAGACCATTGGCCAGCCACCCATGGCTTCGTAGCAACTAGCTGCGTCTAGTTCACCTTCAGTAACAACAATACGTTTACCAGTAGTAGGAAAACGGTGCTGACCGAATAGCGTATTAGTGGAAACTCCTGCATATCGAAAGTCCTTTTTCTTTGTTTTAGTCTTGATACCTTGTAACATTCCTGACTCATCATGGTATGGGAACTTTAATTCGTTACCATCTACATGAATTTGGTAAAACTTGTTAGTTTTCTCAGAAATACCACGTTTTTGCAGCCGTTCGGCTGAACCTGTGAGGTATACTTGTCCCTGCATTTTGTCATTGTGAATAGTTTGATCTCCGTCTGTGACATTATGACAGACAAAGCAGTAAGTGTGTCCATCTGAGTACAACGAATTGCCATCAGATGAACCACAGTTGCCGCAAGGGATGTGCCTTACGAACTCGTTCTCGGTCATATCAACCATTCTAGTGGTATGTTATGGTAAGCTGACCACGGTATGTCATGTTTCTCACAGAACATTGCGTATGTCGTCTTACTTTTTTTGTTAATTTTATTGAAAGGTGCCTGAAAAACCATACGTAAATCCATGTCAGGATTATCCTTCTTCACGGCTAAAATCTTACGCCTATCAGCCGGAGACCAGTAGCCTTTAGCTTCCAGATATGTATGATTAGGTAACACGAAATCAGGATGATAATGATGCATGATTGTGTATGGAACCTTCTCAGACTCATATTCATATGATACACCAAGAGTTGTAAGAAGAGTAGCGAGTCTCTCCTCCAACTTGGATTTGAATTTAGAAGTCTTCTTCGTCATCTTCTACTGAACTTGGTGTAGTGTCAGGTGTGATGTTAGGGTCAGCTGCCTTGTAACCAGTTGACTTGCCGAATAGTTCAGCGACAGCACTTACGTCCATGTCACCTGTGTCTACGCCAGCCTCACCTTTTACTGAGACAACTTGTACACCAACCAGCTTAAGAGAGCTACCATAGGTAACCCCATCCCTAAGAATATATGGTTTTTGATAGAAACCCAGTTTAACAGTAGATCCTGCATATAATGGAATGTTTGTATCTGTTAGTTGTGTACCCTCTGTATCTACTACAGGAGGACGGTTCTCCTCGTTCCAAGAGAACTTAATTTTATACTTATCCTTTGAAACCTCTTCCCATGGCTCAGGTTTGAGCGTAGAGCGTTTCGGATTCTTGAGCTTACCCTCTGCCCATTTAAGGACTTCAGATCGCTCAGTGTCTAGTTTGTCAACAACATCTGTGTCAACTACAGCCGAGAGTGAATAGCCAAACTTACTAGGAGCTAGTATTGCTTGGAATCCCTCAAGTGTTACAGGGTTTTCAGTTTTGTGAATTGTTCTTGCCATTAGCAGAAAAAATAAGTGGAATCAATCACGGATCTCGGTTCAAGATCTCCAATGATCGGTGGATCAGTTTCCGCACCAATTTGTTGGGCGAAAGTATTTAGATAATCATTATCAGCAAACAAGTGCATGTATGTTTCCCTGACTATAGTAGACAGTAAAGACATATCAGTAGCTCTACATAAGACTGAATCATGTATCAATGCGATGGGAGCGTCAAATCGTTTGACACTTAGATGTAAGAGTGAAGCATCTAGTGAATGGATAAGGTTAGGAGCAGTAGCTGCCTTGTGCCTATTCCTATCTACTATATTATCATCTGCTGTGGCAACTGTCAAGCGACATCTACCAAGAAGTTTAAGCTCTATAACCTGTGTTTTCTTTTTCATCAATCGTTGAGCTACTACAAATCCAGATGGTGTTGTCCATTCTAGTTCTGTAACGCCACGTTTGATAGCTTTAGACACCTCGTCCTCTATCCATTTCATTACGGACATTGGACCCGGAACTACCAGAGACATCGCTTCCCTGACAGCTCTGACTGTAATAGTCAGGTCGTCCTTGTCAACCTCTATACCTTTTTCTTTGAGAGCTTCCTTGATGTATTGCCTGTTACTAAACGCCTTAGCATTGTAAGGTATTGTCATAACTGTGCGTTTACAACATTTTCTGTCCCAGACTGGGTGTAAGACCTCAGGTATATTAGGTTTAGATACCTCAGCTATAACAGCATAAGCATCTTGTGGTCGATCAGATGGCAACACATTGACAAGTTGTGCTGTTGATTTATCACGGGCGAGACCTGCGAGAATCTGTAGACCACTACATGTAGCGTCTGTTGCTACACATAAATTTGTAGTCAATCTGTCCTTCTTGAGGACGCAATGATAGTACTCATCACATGCCGCAAGAAACTGCCATGGCTCCTCTGCACCTTCCCAGTCTCCTATGTTATCTACAGGATCCTCGGCGATACGAGTTATTGTGGCAATGTTATCTTTGACCCATTGTTGTCTGTCATCCCATGTATGTTTATCAAGACCATACGTTGTAGCTACTTGAAAAGCTAACCACTTGTAAGACTCAGGTGTAACATCAGCTAACTCAGCAAACTTAATTAAACTTTTTCCAAAGTCAGTATCTTGAGGAGTAAGGAATGCAGGTATTGGATACGCTCTACCTCTGTAATCAAAAGACCACGGTATATAGAACTTATCTCTACCTTTAAACTTAGACACAGCTTCCATAGTCATACGAGTACGACAAGACCTTCTAGTCTCTTGAGCTTGTCTATTCATTACTTCTGCTACTCCCCTTCTATAGTTCTTCCGAGACTCCTTGTTCTCAGCTATATCTACAGGTTTAGGAGGTAAGTCGTAATGGATAACAGGAAGGAATTTTCCAACACTAATTTCTTTCTCTTGTAAGAACTCAGCAGTACTTACTATAAAGGGATTTAGTTTATATCCGACCTTCTGTAT